AAACTGTTTAATCTTACCACGAAGGGTGTCAATGTTACCCTCCTCAGATCCGTTCACAACGATATAGTCGAGCCCCATCTCATTACACAGGGCTCGAGCTACTGTAGTTTTACCTAAGCCAGCAGTGCCAGTGAACAGCATATTCTGCATCTGTCCATTGGTCACAACAGCTTGAAAGGTTTCTTTTAGACTAGTGGGAAGGATAGTATCTGCAATAGTGCGAGGACGATACTTCTCTACCCACAAGAAATCATTAGACATTTAGCTCTCCATAATAAAGTATAATTGTAGTTCAATTAGAGCAGAAAGTCAATTACTTCTTGGATGCAGGCTCTCCGGCCAATGCTTCTTGCTCTTGAATAGATTCAGCAAGTTGAATAATTTGAACACACTGGTCGCGCAGCTGGCCAATGGTTGAAAGCTCTTCACCACGGAACCCACCACGCTGAGTGACAGCATCAATCACAGCAATGGTGCTGCGGGCAACTTGGTTAGACATTTGATTAAGACGTGATTGGGACATAATAAAATCCTTAGTTATATGTTGAAGATTTTTCAAGAGCGATCCAATACTTGATCTCTTTATCAAGATTGAGGCTCGTGAACTGGGAAATCAAACGTGAAGAGATATCAACCTTGTAGTCAGCAGGAATCAGCTTCAAGTTTGTAATGTTGAGAATAAAGTTAAAGTTGTCGGTATCAGCAGTGCCATCAACGTTAATACTGTAAGTGTTTGACGTCTGATTGTCTTTATCGACAATACTAAGAGTGATTAGATTCTTAGTGCCAGTGATAGAGACTTCGCTGTGACCCAGCGCACTTGCCGCGCGCTTCAAACTATTTAGAGTAGTTTGATCCAGCGTAAACGAGACGTTTGCATCTGGCATGCTAATAACTTTATTAGGAGTAGTTAGGTTCTCAGGATCAGAGAAGAAGTACTTGATCTGAGCGCGGCCCGACTGATCGCCTACAAGAACACTATGATCTTCGAAGCGAACACGAGGAGAATCAACAAGACCTAGCACAGATAGAAACTCACTGAGATCATAGATCCCAAACTCTTTAGGAAAGGTCTCGTCGACAGATGCACAAGCAAGAACATTCTTAGCTTCTGCAACAGTCATGATTGTGTTACCAGGCTTGATAACAATATTAGAATTAATGGAAGCAAAGTTCTTCAAAACTTGCATAGTAAAGTTGGATAGCTCCATATCAGGTTCCTTTAATTTTACTGAAATTCTTTTCTTTAATGAACTCTATCTTGTTAGCAAACTTGCCTTCAAGAATGTCACCTTTATGAGAAATTACATAGACATTAGTATCATCTCCAAGAGTATACAGAATTTTCATAAGGTTGTCAACGCCTTCGTAGTCGAGCGAAGAGTCAAATGTCTCATCGAGGATCAGCAGGTTGGTTGCAACAGAGTTCTTCATCTTAGCGATCTGACGCCACGTGAACAGCAAGGCAAGGTCGATACGCTGCTTCTCGCCCTCAGAGAACGAGTCATAGCTAAAGTTATCGCGGTGGCGAGACTTGATAGTCTCAGCAAAAGATTCGTCTAGGTGGAATGATACGAAGAAGTCCAACACTTGCAGATACTGATTGACTAGCTTGTTGATAACTGGCATGTACTGACGAACGATCTTTGTCTTGATCCCAGTATCTTTCAACATCTCAGCAATGACAACGTTATACTGATATTGCTCGCTAAGAGTTAGCTTCTCTTCTGCAAGCTGAGTCTTCTGGTCGATGTAAGTCTCAAGATCAGCTTTGGCAACGGAGACATCACTAGACGTATCTGTTAGGTTATCAATCTCATCAAGCAGAGCGTTGATATTGTTCTCGATACGAATGATTGCCTGAGTGTTAATGCTCAGAGAATTCTGCCATCCGCGAATCTGTTCTAGGTTGGCTTCAACATTGGATAGCTCATTAGTGGTGTTATCCAGCTCGCCTTGTAGCTTGTTCAACGCAGACTGAAGGTCTTTAGCTTTTGAAGAAGCCTTCGCCAACTTAGCACTCTTGATCTCTTCGCTAATATCTTGTGTACATGTAGGACAGGTGCAGTTCTCTTCAAAGAATTTAGCCTCCTTAACAAGGGTTTTAACATCAGTCTTGAACTGAGTATCATACTGCATAAGCTGCTGTTTCTTTTCCTGCAGCTTGTATTGCTTAGTTGGCCAGATAGCATTCTGATGGTCAATCTTGAGAGACAGAGCAGAATTAGAATGACTAATCTCACTCATCTCTTCACGCAGATCAGCAATAGCCTTTAGCTTCTGATCCTTTAGATCTTTATTGATCTTATTGATATCTTGAATGTATTTCTTCTGCGTGTCGATCTTATTAGTCTGCAGATCAATCTTATACTGAATCTCACGAACAGCATCTTTGAGTGTGCTGTTCTTTTCTTTCAGAATCTGATTCATCTTAGAGAACACGTTAATGTCCAGAAGATCCTCGATTACTTCTCGGCGATGTTGGGCGGTCAACTGCATGAACGGAACAAAAGAGGAACTTCCAAGTACAATGATCTGATGGAAGGACTTATGGTTCAGTTTGAGAATATTCTGCTCGAGGATCTTCTGGTACTCTTTGGAATGGGAATCCTGATTGATCATTACCCCATTCTTCCAGATTTCAAATATAGCCGGCTTAATGCCACGGACAATCTTAAAGCGAGCACCAGATACTGTAAAGACAACTTCGACAACACAGTCTTTGTTGTTGATAGTATTGACTAGCTGAGGCTTTGAGATGTTACGATGAGACTTACCGAACAATGCAAAAGAGAGGGCGTCAAGCATAGTTGACTTGCCTGCACCGTTCTGACCCACAACAAGAGTTGTAGGATGTTCTCTTAGATTAGCTTCGGTAAAGGTATTGCCAGTGGAAAGAAAGTTCTTCCACCGCAGCGTTTCAAATACGATCATTTAATGCCTATTAATTCTACTTCTGCATCCGTCTCAATCCACAGCTTAGCGCCGCAAGGACGAGGTTTGTCTGGACGATATACCATTCTAGATGGTCCTTTGATATCAACTTCCATACAATACACAACTTTACCATTCTCTTCAACACGGCAAACAGGTTCTTGTTCGCCTCTTTTATTATTCTGCTGAATAATGTTTCTGTTGATGTGAATGATCTTCACTATGCGATTTCCATTGTCTGAGCTTCAATCATTAATGCGTTCATTTGAGTCTTGATACGATCCTTATCTAAATCGGTATCAACCGCATCAATGTAGCTGTTGAGTAGAGATGTTGTATCTTCCAATGAAACATCACTATCGGCAACAGACTCGCCGATGAATTCATTAAAGTTTTCAGCAATCTTTAGCTCGTGGATCTTACGACTCTGCAGTCTGTCAATGAATCTATCAAAGGTGAACAGATCTGACTTATTCATAACGACGACTTTGATAAACTTTCCGTCAACATCACTTAGATCGTACTGCAGGTAGTCTGTCTGAGAATCATCATAGTAGATGCGTTTGAACAGAGTATGAGGGTTCTGAATAGCGGTTAGCGTCTTGGTTTCGGTATCAAAGACGTGGAAATGTTTGGGGTCGTGGGCATCGTTCCAGAAGAACTCCAGCTGGGTGCCAAGATAGTGAATGTTGTGCTTGGATGATTTTGTGTGGAAGTGTCCGCTGTACACTGCGTCAAATCGCTCAAAAATTCCAGTTTCCATTCCATGGGTCATCTCCACACCTTTCATCACTTCGAAGCCATTCAGCTCAAAGTGGCCACCAATATGAGTGGCTTTTGTTGTTCTAAGGAATTCAAGCGATTGAGCTTCGTTATCTGGAGCAATCCATGGAATCAAAGCCCAAGTCATATCACCATACTGCATCTCGGTTGGTTCATGGATAATATTGACCTCATCCATATAGTGACCAAGCAGCTCTTTCAGACTGTTGAGATCATTAGTGTTCTTATAGAAGGTGTCATGATTTCCAGCGATGATATCCATTGTGATTTGTCGATCACGTAGCTCTGAGAGGAACATCTTTCGATTGCGATGTAGCGCTCTAAAATTGATAAACTTTCGGTTATCGTAGTAGTCCCCGAGATGGAGGATGTGCGTAATTCCGTGTTCCTCAAGATAGGGAAAGAACACAGTGCTGTAGAATTTCTCAGCATTGTCTAAAAAGATCTCCGATGAGTTACGAATACCAGCGTGAGTATCGTTTATAATAGCAAATTTCATTCCATAAAATCCTGTAAGTCAGAATCAACTGCAATTTGATGTTTGCGTCTAATTTTTTCTTCACGAGCAAAGATTTTAACGTCTGTATCTTTCTCTTTTACCTTATCAATGCGATCTTTTAATTGGTCAACAAATGATTGTAATACTTGAACAGCAGCTTCATCACCAGTCTCGTTTATGATGTATTCTTCGATACCGGATTGCGAAAGATAGCGAAGCTTGATGTCTTGTTGCTTTTTCTCCTTTGCAATTCGACGTAGAAAAGCATACCACGCGATCTGAGTGAAATATGCAAAAGCGTTGGGGTTGCCAGAACGCGTTGCCGCTTCAATGTTATAATTTTCGATTGCACGTAAACAATTCTCCACTGCGTCCATAACCATCTCTTCACGATATGTGTAACGGATAAAGTTGTGTTTGTGAGAAAGACCCTCAGAGATCTTTAGGAAGCATTCAGCAATGTAGTTTGTTACTTTGGGAAGGTCATTCTTTCTAGCTTCCTTTGCTGCCTGCAATTCCGTGCAGTAGTCTACAACTGCTTGTGAAAACTTAGCGTTGTTTACGTAATGAATACTTTCACGTTTAGCCATTAAAAATAATATCCTTTTTACACTATATTACGTAATTATCGGTTATAAGAAATAAAAGGTCAACATGCAAAATAATTGTTGACAAAATAGAAAAACAGGGGACAATTACATTGCGGTTGTTAGCAGTCCGGCAATACTACTTCACCATGAACCCTAGTCTGGCTGGTTTGAGAAAACCATTTGAGTTGTCGAAGGAATCAATGTAGCGATATCCTTGATCGCGCAGCGCCTCAACTAGATTTGGGTCATCTGCCCAAATAGGAATTAATTCATCATAGTCTGGGTCTGGGGTATCTCTGAGATGAACTTCGAATGGAGAGTTTGCTTTAAATTCAACATTGATACGTTTTACATCTGAGAGAACATTGAATGCACGAGGGACCTCAGGAACATAGGTGCTACGAGACCACTTTGTAAACTTTGAAAAGCTGCCTGGGGCCTTTTCACCTACCCAGCATGCAATTGGTTTCCAGTAAGGCTTACCGTCTGACAAGCCACCATGTACGAACTCATATGTTGCAGAGTATTGTTTGCCTAGCAGAATCTCACACCAGAAGTATCCAGGAGGAACCATTGTGTAGTCGTCAGCTTCAATGTATTGAACGCTTGTGCCAACACCCATACCACCCAAGTTGTATATAGGTCGCACAATATAGTAGTTAGATTTAGATGGAGCAAAGCCACATGGGCCGCAATAGTAGCCCATTTGTTCAGCCACATATAGTTTGTTAAACCAGTTGTGGTGGTGTGGATACTTTAGCCAAGCATCTTCGTCATACATTAGTGGATAGTCCTTCCACCCGGGAACTTAATTACATTCTCTTCGCCACTGTCACTATATCCAACTTGTTCACTCACCATCTGACGCAGGTTGTTGATATAATCTGCAAGTTTCTTTTCTAGCTCGGCTCTGGCAGCTTCTGAGTCTTCTGACAACTCACCCTTTATCATAGTAAAATATTGCTCGAGTAGTTTCTGGGAAGGGTTGGCCTCTCCAATAATATGATTCATGTTTATTGTCTGGAACATATCTGGTTCATCTTGGAACACCATCCAAGGCTTGAAAGTGTAATAGCGATTACCAGAAACTGTCTGATCGATTGCTATAATTTTATAGATGTTACGGACAACAATGTCGGCTTCATCTTCATCTACATCAGGCCACTCAATTACTTCGCAGACAATCTCTTCACCAGATGATAATTTAAACTGTTTGATTTCCATTATTCTATATTCACCTGCTTAATATTAAAGTTAAATTGCTCTTTTTTGTATATCTTTACGCGCTCAAAACAATGTAGCAGTGTAAAGTTTTTATGGGTTCTCCAATGAAGGTCGTCAGCTATATCAAACAGCTTAGTAGTACTTCCATCATCAGATTTACGTAAACCTCGACCAATAGACTGCAAAACTTTAATCTGCGATTTGCTTGGAGATGCAAACACAATGTTGTGGAGGTTTCTTATATTTATCCCTGTAGAAAACGTGCCCATTGACGCTACAATCACAGCATCCTTTTGAGTCTCTACAATACGACGAATAGCTTCACGATCCTCAGTATCAACTTCACCAGAGACGTAGAATATCTGTCTTCCTTGCTCAGCCTTATCTCTAATCAGATCCACCAGAACCTTTCCGTGCTTCTCAACACGGTGGAACAGTACAAGTGTGTTGCCAGTCTGAGACAAAGCTAGATTACGGATAAACTTATTGCGTTTCTCATGCTTAACAATAAAGTCAATCTCTTCTTGGTATGTCTTGGATCCAAATGCTTGTCTGGTTTCTTCACTATAGAGTAGGTTGAGCACGGTGATATCTAATGGAGCTAGTGTTCCATCATCCTGCAGTTTCTTTGTGGCTGTCACTTGATATACGGGGCCAAATAAGCCCTCCAGTACTAACTTGTGCGTCTGGGTCCCATCTAACGTACCAGTAAGTCCAAAGCGGTATTTTGCTTCTGTAGACTTGTTCATAATAGACGAAAGAGACTTCGACTTGAAGCCGTGACACTCGTCGCCAATCACACCATCAAACTGTTCAAACCAAGCCTTTGGAAATTTATAGATCGACTGCCACGTTGAAATGATCACACGCTTCTTGGTAGTCTTATCCTTACCAGAATAGATCTTGTGAACCTTCTCACCATCCCAACCATAGTCGACAAAGTCTTTGTGCATCTGTTCAACCAGTGAAGTAGTTGGAACGATGATCAGCACCTTACCCTTCTCAGCTCCAATAATGAAACGAGTCAAGCAATACGCGATTAACGACTTGCCAGACCCCGTAGGACTAACGAAAACACCGCGTCTTCTGTTCACAGCGGTGCTGATAGCATCGTGCTGATAGTCACGCACTTCATACGGCAATTTTAGGTGCTCATAGAGCTGCTTTAGGAAGTCGTCTTCTATCTGAGCTTTGGGGATAGGAAAGCCGTAGTCAGTCTCTTCGATGTCAACTGTGTAACCGTGATTCTTACAGAACTCTATTAGATAGACAAACAAGCCAGCATTAAGCTCACCCTGCAGAGCGTTGAACAGTCTAATCTTACCGTCCCACGCTTTGTTCTTGTATGCTGGCATAAACTTGTAGCCAGGTACGAAAAAAGAGAAATAGTCGCTCAATTCAGCGGCTATTCCTCTTTCACAAGAAACACTCAACATACTATAGTCTTTTAGACCTACGGTAATGTCACTCATCAACCCCCACTTTCAAATTGCTTCCACTTGATGATATTGCCAATCGTCTGGTGGCGCCATTTGATATTTTCCATAATGTCACTTAGTGTATCTATAATGGTTTTCCAGTATGCAATTTTCTCGATAGATTGCTGGATCTCTGGGTCAGAGTCGTAGTAGTAATCCATATCACCTTTGAGGATCTTGAGTCCGTCGAAGGGATCTGCAACCCAACCCTTCTTATCAAGCTGGTCACGATCCATCTTACCGTTGTAATAAAGCCACTTGTCACGAAGCAGATTCTTCTGCTCGAACTCAGCCTTCTTGTACATCATCTTAGCTTCTGATAGAAGGTGCAGATACTTCGAATGGAGCACAGGAGTCTGCTGCGATGCTTCATCTAGCTTGCCACCGATAACACAGTCTTGCTTCCACATACTGTGGATTAAATTCAATTCTTTCATAACGAACCCTAGTTGTTAGACTACTTTAAAGTAAGAAAACTGGAAAGTCACATTGAAGGTTAGGAACTGGACGTCTTGTGTTGTAGCTTCAAACTCAATACCACCCACATCTGTTGGCACACAATCGATGTATCTAATAGCCTTTACCTGATTATTCTGGCTATTCAATATTGATACTGTGATATCCACAGCTGTTGGAAATTCCTCGTCTACAACGATAGATCTTGTGGTATTGTTCTCTGTGACTAGACGCTGAACCCAATCATAGATCTCGGTATATGACTGCATGTTTTCATCAACAATAATTCTAGCACTAAGTGTGCCATAAGTCAACTTGTCACCTGCTACATGCAGATTAACGCGTCGAAATGGTATTTCTGCGGCTGTGATGTTGACTTCTGGATGAGATACAGTCTGTGCAAAGTACTCTAGGTTGCCAAACTTCTTGCGGTCTATAACCAACTTGAACGCTGTTGGCTGTAAGTAGTTGATATTTGTAGTCAGCTCTGCCATGAAAAAAATCCAAAATAATTTGTTTCTTCTATTTATACCTGTTGACTTTACTGTGATCAAGCACTATATCTATAGTATAGAAAAGAGGAACACGACCATGATGACCTTCAAAGCTATCAACGAGACCACCGCAGTTGCAACGAACTCGCTCCGCAAAGTTGAGATTGTTCGCCAAGTGAGCAACAAGTTTGATCGTAATGAGTGGATGGTTTACACTCCCAACGGCCGTCTGCTTGATGATATCAAAGTTGCTGGTCCGTTTGAGAGCTTTGAGCGTGCAAAGCGTGATGCTGAATGCACTGTAGGTATGGCAATGAACTGGAGTGACTTCTAATGACTGCTGCAATTATCCCTGTTGTCTTTTTGGTAGTAATCGTGTTTGCTGGTGCTATCATCGAAACCTTCCTTGAGGAGAAGAACTAATGACTTTTAGCGAATACTTCAACAACATCATCAAGTTTATTGTACTTGTTGTTACTGTGATTGCGTTAGACCATCCTGAAAAGATTGGTCAATGGAAAGCTCGGATGGATATTGGCTACGATTCCGTCTGGTCTGAGTATATTTCAGACTGTGACTGCACCGAGGCTTTAGAATAAAAAAGGGCAGCCGAAGCTGCCCAGTTTGTGTTGGGGGTGGTTGATCCACCCCCTATTTTTATACCGATTAGGATACGAGGATGTTGTCAACCCTGAATATGCGGTAGTACTGGTTGGTACGAGCGGTTGCAAGACCGTTTGCTGGGGTAGCACCAACGAATGGGTTGGTAACCATGCCGTAGCGAGTCTTGAAGCCGATCTTTGGCTGGAAGTCATCTTCACCAACAGCACGAACCATGGTCAATGGAACGTATGGGCAGTAGAAGAGACCAGCGTCATAGGCGTTTGAACCCTTGTAACCAACAGTGATGAAGTCAGAGACTGCATATGGGTCGATGTACACGCGGAGCTTGCCGTTAAGCACACCAGCGAAGGTGTTGCCGGTGTCGTCAACGTTTAGGTTGGTTGAAAGAGCTGGAGCGTAGTCAAGAGCACCAGAAGCTGCAAGAGCAGAAGCAACATCGCTTGAGCAAAGGATGAAGTTACCCTTACCACGACGAGTTTCTTTTGCAATTACGTTTGCTTCACGGTCAAGCTGGAATAGAAGACCCTTGAACTTTTCAACTGACCAACGGCCGTCAGCATCGACTGAAAGGTTGAAGATACCGCGGTTCTGAAGAGCTGATTGCTGAGCACCAGTCTTAGCTTGGCTGTTGATTGTACGAATAACTTCACGGTTGATTTCCGCAAGGATTTCAGTCTGAAGGATATTCGCAAGTTCGGTTTCAGCGTCAAGACCGTGAATTGCTTTAAGGTCCTGTGCCAATTCCATTGAGTATTCAGCCTTTAGCGCGCGTGAACGTGCGGTAACGGTTGCTTTTTCAATGGTGAAGCCCATGTTGCGGAATGCACCAGCGTCTTCCGCCTTAGCGGTGTTCATACCTTGTGCGAATGCTGGGTTACCAGAACGCTCGCCGTTGATGTTGCTGTCTGAACCACCGGTTAGACCGTATAGACCAGCTGGATCTGAGTCTTGTGCGGAGTCAGAGTTACCGGAGAATGCAGTGTTAGCTTCGTTGAAGAGAGCTTCGGTGTTTGCAGTTGTACCAGCTGTGTAGCGTGACTTCATTGCGAAGATCAAGCCAGTTGGACCAGTCATTGGCTGAACGCCGCAGAGATCGTATGCAATCATGTTAGGCATTGCACGACGAACTAGGGAGATCAGAACTGGATCCCAGTTAGCTACAGAAGCGTTACCAACAGATGTTGCTGGGGATTCTGATAGATAACCCATTTGTGAACGCTCTTCGCGAAGAGCCTTTTCTGTGTTCTCAAGAACAACAGCGGTTACTGAGCGGCGGTGAGAATCTTTGATTGCGCCAGCAGTTTCTTCATTAAGAACTGGGGCCCACTTCTTCACCAAATTGTCGTAAGATTCCATCATTTGAGAGGACTCCTTAGTTATTTGATTTACGGATTGCTTTGAGGTACTGAGCCATTGTGCCAGATACTTCTTCTGATAGATCAGTTTCAGTGTCTTCTACAATAGTTGGCGCAGCGGTTTTCTTAGAGAAGTATGATTCTTTGATGGTCTTTACTTTTGCAGCAAATGATGACTCATCCTCGAATGCAATTCCTTCTGCGAGGGATGCTAACTTAGCAACTTGAGTTTCTGCTAGGTCACGTGAAGCTTCACGAATCACTGATTCGCGCTTGTATGATTCTAGCTCTTCTGCAAGTTTGATGCTCTTAGCTACAGCGCCATTGAGTTGCTCTTCGAGCTCGTCGTTAGCTGCTGAAAGTTCGTCGACTAGGTCAACTTTGGATTCTGGTACATCAACATAAGACTCTACGAATAGATCCTTTAGTTTTGCCATGAAGGTTTCAGCAATCTCAGTACGAAGACCTGCTTGTACTGCGAGCTTGTTTTCTTCCATCCAAGTTTCTACCACGTAGTTGAGGTAGCTATCAACCTTCTCTACAAGCTCTGCCTTGTGAGCAGCAACTTCTTCTTGTAGTTCGGTTGCATATGCTTCTTCCAGACGATCAATTTCTTCTGAAAGTTTGCTCTTGACCGCAGCTTCAAAGATAATAGCTGTTTTGGACTTGAACTCTTCGGAAAGAGTAGCCTCAGATTCGACCAACGCATTAAGGTCAGCAGTAAAGTCGATGTTAACATCGACGGTACGTGCTTCGGCAATAGCAGCTTCATCAGCTACTTCATCCATAAGACGAGAAAGAGCTACAGCAAGTTCTTCTGTTTTAAGAGAAGACATATACTCATAGCCTGCGTTAATCATGCCAGCTTTAGACTTTGGCATTGGTTCGCTGTTTGACTTGTCGCCCTTGCGAGATTTAGCAGTTGGACCTGCCTTCTCTGCAGCTTTGACTGAGTCAACAGATTGCTGTTCAGCATTTTTAGGATCGTGAGCTTCAACTACATCGTTGTCATCGAGCTCAACATCCTGAACATTTTTATCAGTCATGTTAGACTCCTATATTGGATTTTTTCAGCAACGAGAGGAAATTCTTGAACTCACGAGCCTGAGCCTCATAGAGGCCCTTACGTGGAGCTTTCTTAATTTCAGTCTCCATTTTTTCAATTACTTGAGGTTGAATAATGCCGTTATTCCAAACCCACTCTACACCTTCCATGATTCCATTAACGAAGGCTGTTGGTGCAGATGGATCTTGCACAATATCAACTGTGCTAAGAATAAAGTCGTCTTTAACGTACATCACGCCATTCTTTTCCTCAAGGCTACCCATACCACGAGTTGACACGCCTAGACGAACACCCCCATCAAGAAGACCTTTTACAATCATTCCCATTGGAGTCTCTAGAATACGTGCTTTACCCACAATATCGTTACCCTGCCATTGCAAGTTTTCGATAATGTGGGAAACCTTGTCAAGGTTAATCGAAGGGCCTTCTGGGTGATTTAATTCACCAACAGCGCGCTTCGTGTTAACCATTTCAGTAACATACTTACCTACTGCCTTCTCCATTACTGGCTTAGGATAGATACGTCCGTTACGATTTCTTTGTTCTGATTGCGCAAAGATACCTTCGATGAAGTGATTCTTACCACCGCCAGCCTTAGCTTCGGTGATCACTTCGATCTCGTTCTCTACATATTCAGCAATCAGCTTCATTGTTTTACCTTTAACTGTTTAATGAACTCAGTTGCAAATTTGGTAGCTTGCTGTTCGTTTGGATAAACGTCTAACAAGTCTCCCTCTATATTAACAGCTACACCCGCTTTGACCTTTTGGAATTCAACTTTCATTCCATCGATCTTTTTTACAGTAGGTTTTACCTGTCTAATTGATGCAAAAGTTTTCATTAATTTCTCATTTAGAATTATTTATAAAAGTTTTATTTTTGAGAAATATTATTCCTCATCGTCTTCTTCATCAATGATTTGTTCGATTTCTTCGTCAGAAATTTCTTCTAGATCTTCATCTTCTTCATCGTTAAACATAACACCAGCAACCTTGATCTTTTCTTGATCAAGTGAGTCAGCCAATTTCTGCTGCATAAGTTCGCTGAACATCGGACCTGCTTTTGCAAAGTCTTGGTCCATGACGCTGTTAATTAAGTCTTCAATATTAGTCATAATCTGCTCCCACAGTATATAATTTGTGTAATAGTTATTTATAACACACTAAAATTCTACATTTTCATATGCTTCTTCTGGATTAATAATATTCCTATCTACTAAAGGATCTAAAGGAATTAGCAAGGTTTTTGATACTGTCTGTTTAAGGTTTGCTTGAATACTTTCGTAAGTGCCCCAATACGTATCAGAAGTATCGTCTCCTGGTGGTAAGTATTGATATGTGTTATATCCAGCAGCTTCTGCTATAGAATAAATTTCACTTCTCAATAAGACTCTGTCCCAAATTGCAAAGTGTCCTAAACTTATATTAAATCCAGGTCTATCATCCCAGATTGTGTTTATGTAAAACGTAGTTACGCCACTACCGTCCGTAGGATAGTCTACTATACCTGTAAATCTTAAAACACCATTTACATAAATTTTTTCTTTAACTATGCCCGAAATTTCATCCGGGCCTCTCGTAATAGCTATATGGTATACTGTGTTTGAAGAGTAGAAATTTCCAGGGTATATTACGCCATAAGTGTTTACTGAATCAATTCCAGTGCCCGATTCAGAGAGAGTAGAAATATATCTTTCGTTTGGGGCGGTAAATCTTAAAGAAGTTTGGACGTTGCTATTAGAACTCGCGTCACCAAACGCACCTAAAGTGTAAATATACGGGGCAAGAGTATAGTCATTAAAATCTGCCTTCATTTTCATTAAAAAACTAACAGAAGTTGTTGTTGTGGGAACAGTAAAGTTACCTTTAGATGCAGTTCCTTTCCCATCTGTGCCAAATGTAATAAATCTTGCAGCGTCTCCAATAATTAATTCGTCATTGGCTAATGTATAAGTGCCTGATAAAGAAATTGCTCCAGTTGTAGCAGTACCATTCTGAGGAATTGTGGTACCGCTTGTCTGGTTCATTTTCCAATAAATTTCTGGACTTAATCCATTTATTGTAGATTCTACTAACGCATTAGATGGCATTGTTAACCCGTCTGCATAGCAACACCGAAGCCAGTGCCACAGTGGAAAAATGTATATGAATCCCCATTAACGTCAATGTTATCGCCCGTAGCTGCAATATCCGGGGCGGTCCAATATATTGGAACAATACCGGTTATAAACTGAACTGGATAACCTAAACTTCCCATATGAACAAACACAGGAGAAACTTGATATCTAGGAAGGCCTTGTGTATTAATTGATGTTTGTCTTGCAGTAATTGTTGATTGTGCAAAATATCCAGTATTCAAAAGCATTCCTGATGTGGGATCATGAACTCCACTATTCACACCAGTGTTTACGTTATACACGTTAAACGCTGCTGCCATAATTGAGTTGTCTTGAGTTATCGTGTAATTTGTAGGCGCAAGAATTGCTTGTCTTGTAACAATACTAGAGTTACAATGGTTGTACTGTACAAACGGAGCAGTTCCGTAAAAGGTGTGTACATCAGTCTGTGATGTTTCCCAAACCGCAGACAACCCTCTTTGTTCATTAATAAGAGTTATGTGTCTTTCATTTGCAATCAAATGAATAATATCCCCAGCAGCACAACGAGTGCTAATGTTTGTCCCTTCGTTGACTGTTTCTGTATTGGGCCAGAATCCTCTAGGACCTTCGTTTGTTAGTACACCTTGGTCAGTTGCTCCTGAAGCACCAGTTAAGGCAAAGTGTGTGCTAGTAGTAACACTGTTTCGCCAAACAATATTTAAGGCTATGTATTTTAATACTGATGGGTCATAATCTGTCGGCGCGCTAAAAACCAAATTAAAATGAGTATTGGTTGTTGGTAGTGCTGCACCTGCGGCTGCGATTGAAGGTCTATCGTCGGCATTGACACTACCAACATAAGTCCATCCTGCCGGAGTGTCATCTACTATAATTGAAGAAACTGAGCTAAAAGCTTCTAATAAAGAGGTGGACGGAGTCGCACTAGTAATTAACCTTCCAATGTCCCGCATGGCTCTGTATGCCATAATTGACGATCCACCTACAACCAGTTTCGCGTACATATTATTCTCCGATATTTTCTGTAGGAGTATAGAACAATTCAACTTGAGAATGGTTTGGATTTACTTCACAGATGAAGTAAATATCTTTTTCGCTCATAACGTAATTATAACTCAAGGATTGTGAAAACAATATCTGTTCCAAATCGGATCTCTTTCCATTATAGTGATAAATGGTTCTATTTCCAAATATATTTATTAATTCTTCTAATGACATGGTTTATCCAAAGAATGATGTTGTTACTGTGAGTCCATGCCCAGGCTTCGACGAGCCTGTAGCTGTAACATCGTAGAATAAAGAATCCGTTGATGTTATATTAAAGGAAACCGAAGTTGATGAAGCTGTAGTACCCGCACCTAAAGAAAATGTTCCAAGGGTTGACTCTGCTCCTGCGGCTGTTACTTTTCTTAATCTAACAGTTATGCCGCTTCCTGTTGGTGCTGCTGTGACTCCTATACGTCCTAATCTATCAAGAACCGCTAGAGAAACACCATTGATAAGAACGTTTCTGCCAAAAGTAATAGGTTTATTTCCATTTACAACAACAACGTTTCTTCCTGGGGATGTAATAGTAGTCTTTAATATTTTAGGAGACACACCTGCAGAAATATTAGATGGCGTTGCATTAGCTATGTTATCAATGTTTGAATACACTGTGCCTGTTGTGTTATCTATGAGAAATTTTCTTGTTCTTCTAGCCATCATTAAACCTCTATAGTCTGTACAACAGCTTTCCAGTCAATTGTATGACCAGATACACCTGTTACATAAACGTTTACTGAATTGTTTGTATCGTCGGCTCTAACGTCAACTAGATAACCAGCATTTGTTCTTGCAACAACAACTTCATATACTGAGCCAATGTCGGTAACAACTCCTGCACTATTTGCAGCTACGCCTCTTACTTCAAACATAGCATAGTCGCCCTGTGTGTCAGTTCGTCTTGCAGCAATTTGTACAATGTAATTAACTGATGTGTTTGTCGCCACTGCAATTCTAGTAGTACCACCAACTAGCAATTCGGTTTCAGTGTTATTATTAGTAGTGGTAGTCAACAGATACTGGTTTGAGAATACATTAGATCCGCTAGATCCCGTATAACCAATAGACCCTTGCGAACCTGTATAACCTATTACGGTTGATGCAGAACCTGTGAAGCCTATATTACCTTGCGAGCCTGTATAACCTATTACGGTTGATGCAGACCCTGTAAAGCCTATATTACCTTGCGAGCCTTGAGAACCTGTGAAGCCAACATCACCTTGAGACCCTTGCGAGCCTGTAAAGCCTATATTACCTTGCGAGCCTGTATAACCTATAACGGTTGATGCAGAACCTGTAAAGCCTATACTGCCTTGTGATCCCGTATATCCTATATTACCTTGCGAGCCTTGTGATCCAGTGTAGCCGACCACAGTTGATGCAGACCCTGTAAATCCAATAACACCCTGAGAGCCCGTATAACCAATAACTGTTGACGCAGATCCAGTGAAACCGGTTGCACCTCGTGAACCTGTATAGCCTTCACCTGTAGATCCATTACTAGAGGAACCGCCCAGTTCATTTATTAGCTTAACAACATCATTTTTACCAAGACCGCCGCCTCCTATAGATGCTAACGATTTATTAACATTGGATCGCCATCTGTTAAAATCATCTTGGGCTTTGGCAACACCCTTTTCAACGATAGGTATAATGTCTGGTATTACAGCATCTTTACCAGGTGGCCCTTGGTCGCCTTTATCGCCTTTATCACCCTTTGGTCCTTGCAGACCATCTTTTCCATCACGCCCGTCTTTACCATCAGTGCCATCTCGGCCGTCATTGCCCTGATCACCTTTGTCACCTTTTGGACCTTGGGCGCCATCAATTCCATTTAAACCGTTGGATCCATCTCGACCGTTTTTACCATCATCGCCTTTTGGACCTCGATCACCTTTGTCACCCTTAGCACCATTATATCCATTGATGCCGTCCTTGCCAGGATCGCCCTTATCGCCCTTTAGACCATCCTTACCATCAACGCCGTCCCGGCCGTCTTTACCATCAACACCATTACGTCCATTCTCACCAGGATCGCCCTTATCACCCTGACGTCCTGGAGCTCCAGGATCACCCTTATCTCCTTTATCGCCCTTGATGCCACGGGGGCCATCTTTACCATCACGACCATTGGAGCCATCGCGGCCAGATGCACCGCGATCGCCCTTAGGACCAGGAATAGATTCAATTAAGGGAGTTTCTTTAAGCTGATCAATCTCTTCGAAGACCTTCTTAAAGTTAAGGGCTACGAGAGCATCGCTGATGGATTTATCCATAACAAACCTTATCTGTTAAGATTTTCAGTCAACGACTTTAACACTTGAAGCTCTGCATCATCTTTTGCAAATGACATTTCTTCTGTTTGTACTGGAGCTTGTCTTTGTGGAAGCTGAGGTGCATTCTGTTCACCAGGCTGAATAATGCTATCATATTCACCTTGGCGACCTTCAACATCCATTTGTTTCTTCATTTGTTTAATGTTGTCGTCATCCATATGTAGCACGTTCTTCATTACCCATTCTCTGGAGAAGTATGTGCCAACATACTGTTGGATCTCATCCATAAGCTGCAGGCGGCCCATTAGAAGTTCGTTATTCTTTAGCTCTGTGAAATGGTTGTCGCGAGCATAGTCAACAACAATATCATTTTTCCATTCATCCCAATCCTCTTGAGTGATAATCTGCTTGAGGATTAATTGCTTCTTGAGAATGTTGTAGAATAGGTGGTTAAACTTTGAACGAAGTCTGTCAATAAACTTTTGGAATGACAATTCATCTCTGGAGATTTCTGTAGAACGGCCAAGAGAGAATTGCGCTTCCTGTTCCAATCTATTGATAGGAACGTTAAGAGATCTGTAGAGTCTCTTCTGGAAGTAAATGATGTCTTCAATCTGGCCGAGGTTTTCACCACCAGCTAGAGTTGTAATCTCTGTTCCTCTGCCACCCTCACGACGTGGGAGCCAGAAGTCTTCAAGCATTGACATATGCTTACGGTCGTCTCTGATAGCACCAGTCTCAGCATCATAAACCAACTTGTTACGATACTTGGCCATAATGCCTTTCATATATTCTTCCGCTTTACCCTTTGGAAGGTTGCCAACATCGATATAGAAGATGCGGCGTTCAGGAGCACGAGCAAGACGATAGATGACCAGTGAGTCTTCCATCATACGAAGCTGGTTGATAGGCTTTAGAGCCTTTTGTAGGTGTGATACAACCTTTTGACGATTCTCATCGAGTAGGCCAGATGTAACATAACTAACAGAGTCAGCGCTGAGCTTAACGCCAGTGTTTGTTTGACCAGGCTTATCTTGATAGATGTAGAACTCATCCACTTTCTCGATAATGGATGCGCCAGTCTGCTGATCTTTTTTCTTTTGGATCTGCTTTACTTTGCGAACCTTGGCAGCATCGATAGGACGGATCTCTTGGATACCAGCTTTGAGGTTCTTCTCGTCAACCACAAGATGATGATACATTCTTCCGTCCATATACCAACGCTTCAAGA